TATGGGGGCGTTGTTCTGACTGATCAGAGTTAGTGAGTGACAAGTAAAGGAATTTGTAATGGCTCAGTCTGGATACACCCCGATTCAACTGTACAACTCTTCTACAGCAAGTGCGGCTCCTACGGCTGGGAATCTTTCGGCTGGAGAGTTGGCGATCAATACGGCTGACGGCAAGCTGTACTACAAAGACAGCGGCGGTATTGTTCAAGTCATCGCCAGCAAGGCGGGTGCCAACGGTGATGTGGTTGGGCCTGCGTCTGCTACTGACAGCAACCTAGCAGCGTTTGATGGGGTTACTGGGAAGCTCATCAAGCAAGCGGCAACTGTTACTGCAGTTCAAGGCGGCACGGGTGTAGCTAATAACGCCGCGAACACAATCACGTTCTCTGGTGCATTTGGCATCACGATGACGCTGACCAGCACAACTGCAATAACGTTCCCAACGTCTGGAACTTTGGCTACGCTGGCAGGCACAGAGACGTTCACAAACAAGCGGATTACGCAGCGTGTCACATCGATTGCTGATGCCGCCACAATCACTCCTACGGGCGATTCTTCAGATCAGTACAACGTCACCGCACTGGCCCAGCCTGCGACCGTTGCAGCGCCTTCTGGAACCCCTACAAGCGGGCAGAAGCTGATCCTGCGCATCAAAGACAACGGCACTGCCAGAGCCCTGACTTGGACGACAACGTCTGGTGGGTATCGAGTTGTTGGCGTGACCTTGCCCACGACTACAACGGCAAATAAGACTTCCTACATCGGGTGCATCTACAACACAGACGCCACGTTTTGGGATGTTGTGGCGGTTGCTACGGAGGCATGATGATCAAGATTGACTTTGAAAGACAGACCCGGCACGGCATGTACCGTGATGCCATCACGCTGCCGGATGATCATCAGTTCACCCAAGCTCAAATTGACGCAATGATGGATGAGCGCGTCAACAACTGGGTGGCCTACATGGATAACCCGCCTCAACCGGAACCTGAGCCAGAAACCGTTGAAATTGACGGTGTGAAGTACCAGAAGGTCTGATATGGCGACACTTTACTGGGGCGGTGGCACGGGAACGTGGGATGGATTCGCCACGACCAATTGGTACACAGACCTCGCCAGAACCGTTTTGTCTACCCGTGCTCCGAGCGCTGAAGACGATGTTGTGTTTGATTCGACTTCAAACGCGACGGGGTACACGGTCACGATCTCAAACAACGCATCTGTTTGCCGTGACCTCACGATCAGTGGGCCTGCCTCAGGAAACGTTACGGTTGCGGGCAATGGTAACTTGTATATCTATGGCAGTTTGTCTTTGTCTGCGGCAGGGATTACCAGAACTTTCACGGGTGAGACTTTTTATTATGGCTCTGGAAGTCGTACTATCACAACAAATGGAGTGACACTTGGTTCAAATATCTACTTTAATGGATCAGGAACATATACTCTTCAAGATGCATTAAATATTGGAGCGGGAGCTGTCAGTATTAACAGCGGAACATTTGATACTGATGGCAAAAATCTTACTTGTGGTGGCATAACTGCTACTGCAGGGGCAACTGCTGGTATTTTAACTCTTGGTGCATCAACGGTAAGCGCCACGAGTTTTACTCCCAACGCGCCTGTAATTGTAAATGCCGGAACCTCAAACATAACTCTATCTGGCACTACGCCAAATATTGGCGGCGGCACCAATTACACAGGCAACACATTCTATAATGTAACATTTAGTTCTAGCTCACCCACAAGCGGCAATTTTCGAGGCACAAACACATTTAACAACCTTACATTCACTACTCCTACAAATAGTACACTTGTTCCAATTACATTGTTTGGGAATCAAACTGTAAATGGCACATTGACTGTAGCTGGATCGGGAGCAATCAACAGATACATGTTCTTGTCTGACCCTATTGGGACGACAAGAACACTTACTGTTGCCACAGTCGGAACTCTGACTGACGTTGATTTCCGAGACATCACGGTAGCTGGGGCATCTTCCCCGTGGTCAGGAACCCGTCTTGGAAATGCTGGTGGCAACACCAACATCACGTTTGGCGCTGGTGCAACCAAGTATTGGAACCTTGCTGCAGGTGGAGCTTGGACTGCTGCAGCTTGGGCCACAACAAGTGGTGGCGCGGCAAGTGTCACTAATTTTCCCTTGGCTCAAGACACCGCAATCATTGAGAACACAGGGTTGAATACCAGCGCCTCAATCACGGGCTTTAGCGGATATAACCTCAAAACCTTGGATTGCAGCACGCGGTCTAATGCTGCAACTTTATCTGGAATTGAGCCAAGAATAAATGATGATGTGACATTGAGCACATCAATGACAGTTTCTAGCTTATCAATTTTGTTTGAGGGCAGAACAACTCAGACTATTACCTCTGCGGGAAGAACATTAGGTGCTATAGCAGTAAATAACTCTGGAAGCACTGTAACACTTGCGGACGCATATAACGGCAATTTCATTAGTGTTATATCCGGAACATTTGACACCAATAATCAAAACGTAACTGTGTCTGGTCCCTTGGTTGTAACTGCAAACTCGTTATCAAAAACAATTACGCTTGGCTCAAGCACGGTTTCTTGCACAACGTTCGGCGCTACCGCAACCGGAATAACGAATTTTACATTAAATGCAGGCACATCATCAATTACAGCTTCGAGTACTTATGTTGGAGTTGCGGGGGTTTCTTCTACGTTTTACAATGTTACGTCAACATCAACTGGTGCCGTAACATTAAATGGCACCAACACCTTTAATAACTTGACTTGTACATCTCCTACCGCTACAGGAGTGACTGCAATTACACTAAGTGGAAACCAGACCATCAGTGGAACGCTTGCGTTGGCCGGTGGTACATCTGTCACCCAAAGAAGGCAAATAGTAAGTAGTGTGATTGGTATAACGCGCACCATTACTGCTGCAACAGTCACCGGCCTGACAGATATTGACTTCCGCGATATCCAAGGTGCTGGCGCAGCTAACTGGACAACAGGCACCAGACTAGGAGATTGTGGGGGCAACAGCGGCATCACGTTCCCTGCTGCCAAGACAGTTTATTGGAACCTTGCGGGAACACAAAACTGGTCTGCTACAGCATGGGCCACAAGTAGCGGCGGGTCGCCAGCAGCAAACAACTTCCCTCTGGCACAAGATACGGCCGTTTTTGATGATACGGGTTCTGCTGGAACAATAACGATCAATGCCGCATGGAACATTGGCACTATTAGTTCTGGTGGAAGAACTATTGCATGGACTCTTGCTGGGACTTCTTCCCCATCAATTTATGGTGATATTACATATGGTTCAGGAATAACGTCCTCGGCTACTGGCAGTTTCACATTTAGTGGCGCATCAACACAGACGTTGACTACTGCTGGTAAATCGCTGTCAAGTACCGTAGCAGTTACAAAACCTGCTGGAGTAGCGCTTAATTTGGGGGACGCTTTATCTTGCTCAGCCGTAAATGTAACTAGCGGGACATTAAATTCACAAAATTACAATATATCAGCTCTTAGTTTTAATTCCAATAACTCAAACACTAGGTCAATTACGCTAGGGACAAGCACAATTACATTAAATGGTTCTGGTGCCAATACTTGGCAATTGTCAAACACAACAGGACTCACATTTAGTGGCGCCTCGTCCACGATTAACTTGTCTTCTGCAGCCGCAAAAACATTTGCAGGCGGCGGACAGACATTTGGCACGTTATCTTCTACAGGCGGAACCACAAGTCCCCTGACAATAAGCGGCAGCAACACGTTTACGACGTTCACAAACACCGCACGGACGTATCTGATCTTTACATCAGGGACAACGCAGACGGTTACTAACTTCACTTACTCAGGTGCATCTGGTAGTGTGGTTCGTTGGTACACCAGCATTCCCGGCCAAAGAGCTACGTTAGCTACGACAACCAGTGCAGTTGGCGCTAACAGCGTAGACGGCGGTAACAACAGTGGATTGACATTCACTGGATCATCGCCTGACTACTTTTATGTGAAAGACATTGCATATGCTGCCCTTGCAGGCGGTGCGGCAGGCAAGTTCTTCCTGATGTTTTGAAAATCATGGAAATCCCTAAGCTCACTCCGGTTGTCCAGTTATGCACCGCTGCGTTTGCGCTGGCGGTTGGCGGGTTTACCGCTGGGGATAAGTTTGGGTGGTGGTCAACGGAGCGTCCTATTTTGGAGTGGTCGCCTGAGCATTTCAAGATTCAGCCTGCCAAAATTGGTTCTCCCATAACGGTTCAGGTAGCTCGGATCAAACGGCGTGACGACTGCGCTGTTGAAGGGTTTGTGCCTACGGTGCGTGATGCCTCAGGGATGATCCATGAAGCAACGCCGAGCATGTCCAAATTTACCGGCCCTGCAAGCCCTGAGGTTGACACATTCACATATCAACTTACCTTGTCGGCCAAAGACAAATTTGCGCCTGGGACGGCCACTTTGCTGGCAACGATCACCTACAAGTGCCCCGAGGGGCAGCGAACTGTGACGTACCCGAAGCATAAGAACCTGACCTTCCTGCTGGAGAAGTAAATGCTGTCTCTTCTATCTACCCTCGGTGGTCTGTTGATCTCAGGACTTCCTAAGCTGCTGGACTATTTCCAGAACAAGGCTGACCAGAAGCACGAACTGGCTCTTGCCCGTGTTCAAACAGAGCGAGAGTTGCAACTCGCGGCTCAAGGCTTTGCTGCCCAAGCTCGGATGGAAGAGATCCGCACTGACCAAGTGGCGATGCAGACCGAGGCCCAGATGACTGAGGCGGCGCTCAAGCATGACGAGAAGGTGCTGGAGAAGGCCAGCAGGTGGGTTGCCAACTATGTTGGTACGGTCCGCCCCACGGTGACCTACATTTTCATCCTTGAGCTTGTCGCCATCAACGCGGCTATCGCTTGGTATGCGTTTAATCAGCCTGGGCTGATTAAAGATGTAGACAGCCTAATCCGCGTGACCGCTGTAATTTTCTCTGAAGACGAGATGGCGATGTTGGGTGGAATTATTGGGTTTTGGTTCGGCACTCGTAGCTGGAGCAAGAAGTGAAACTGAGCGCAAAGGGCGCGGACTTGATGCACCGATACGAAGGGTATCGGACGAGGCCGTACCTTTGCCCAGCGCACATCTGGACTATTGGCTATGGCCACGTTCTGTACCAAGAGCAGATCAGATTGCCTGTAGTCCGTGTTGGTGACTACCAAGGGATGATCCGCAAAGAGTTCCCGCTAAAGCCCGAGGACAATCGAGTCTGGAGCAAGGATGAGATTGAGAAGCTCTTCAGCGAAGATGTCGCATCGTTTGAGCGTGGTGCTCTTCGACTGTCTCCTAATCTGGTTGATCGTCAAGGCGCATTTGACGCTGTGGTCTCTTTTGCGTTCAACGCTGGGCTAGGCAACTACCAGCGCAGCACCATCCGCACGAAGAACAACCGAGAGGACTTTGAGGGCGCTGCAGACGCATTTATGATGTGGACAAAGGGCGGCGGAAAAGAGTTGCCTGGATTGGTGCGTAGACGTAAAGACGAGCGCTTGCTCTTTTTGGGGTAGATATGCCTGTTGCAGCAGTAATGACGTATAACAGCTTGGCGGCTGATATTGAGACATATCTGGAGCGTACAGACCAAGCCACGATTGACAAGATCCCAACCTTCATCATGCTTGCCGAGCAAGTCTTGGCGGCAGACCTGAAGTTCTTGGGGAACCTGACGGTTGCCACCTCAAACATGGTGCAGGGTCAAGCAACCATTGATAAGCCTGCACGGTGGAGAAAGACAGTCTCCATGAACGTCACCGTGAGTGGACAGAGGCAACCTGTGCTTCTTCGCAAGTACGAGTACCTGCGTGAGTATTGGCCCAATCCCGCCTTAGAGGATACGCCTAAGTATTACTGTGACTACGACTACACGCACTGGTTGATAGCACCAACGCCAGATGATGACTATTCCTACGAGGTGCTGTACTACGAGCGGTTGGCGCCTCTAGACTCATCTAACCAGTCAAACTGGTTCACTCAGTACGCTCCCCAGGCGTTGCTGTATGGGTCTCTTTTGCAGGCCATGCCTTTCCTAAAGAATGACGAAAGAATGCAGATGTGGCAGGCGCAATATGATCAAATCGTCAATGTCCTGAAGACGGAAGACACGCTCAGGATTGGTGACAGGCAAGCGGTTGCGAAGGATTCCTGATGAGCTTCAACAGTCCATTCACTGGGAACGTCATCCAGCCTACGGATGTCTCGTATCGCAGCATTACTCTAACGGCCAACACGATTCTTTCGTGGCCGATCAATGGGAATGCGACGGATGACTATGCTGCCCGCATCATGGATGTCACGGCATCCTCTGCGGGGCTTGACTTGTCAATGCCTCCTGCAAATCAGGCGTCTGTTGGACAAGATGCTCTGATCAGAAACATCGGCGCAAACTCGTTTGATGTTTTGGACTACGCTGGCGGTGCGATTGTTACCATTGCTGCTGGAGAAGCCAAGTACATCTACATCAAGACAAACGCAACCACCGCGGGAACGTGGGGCATCATTGCGTTTGGCGTTGGAACTTCAAACGCTGATGCGGCAACCCTTGCTGGGTATGGCCTCAAGGCAATCAGCAACACGCTGAATGCGGCATCTCCTGTTAATACGTTCTCCTCTGACTACACAGCAGTAGCGGCAGATCGTGCCAGCACTTATGTGTGGACCGCAGGCGCAGGAACGTTGTCTCTTACTTCGGCTGTTACGCTAGGGGATGATTGGTTCTTCTTTATAAGAAATGGCGGCACAGGAACTTTAGCGGTTACACCGACTGGTGGACAGATCATCAATGGGTCTTCATCTTTGGATCTGCAGCCATCGGACTCATGTTTGATCGCTTGTTCTGGCTCTGCTTTCTATACGGTTGGTCTTGGCAAGAGCACTCTGTTCAACTTCTCACAATTGACGAAAGCCGTTACTAGCGGGTCTTATTCTTTGACTGCGTTAGAGGCGGCTAATTCGATTCAAAAGTACACCGGCACTTTGTCGGGCAATGTGACAATCACGGTGCCTCAGACTATTCAGGTGTACTACGTCACGAATCAGACTGACGGAACGGGTGCTGGTTACACCATCACGTTTACAACTGGAGTCTCTGGTGGAGGTACAGCAATTGTTCCCGCAGGTCAGCAGGTAATTTTGCTATGCGATTCAGTCAATCTGTTGAATGCTTCAACTGTCGCTGCTGGGGCAACTAATCTCTCATTGAGTGACGGATTGGTTGGCTCTCCGTCATTGAACTTTGCTAGTGAGACTTCAACGGGCGTCTACCGCCCAGGATCTGGCGAGTTTGGAATTTCTATACTTGGCGTCAAACGTTCTGGGCTAACGGCTACAGGATTGTCAATTACAGGAACTGGAGTGTTTAGCGGCGGCGTTCAAGGTGGTACGTTCTAAATGACTGCTAAAGTCTTCGCCCTAGACACCAAGGCTGGCATCCAGCGGGATGGGACTATTTTTGACAAGCAGTTCTATAGTGATGGGCGTTGGGTAAGGTTCCAGCGCGGCAGGCCCCGCAAGATTTCGGGTTATAGGGTCATATCTAGCCAACTGACAGGCCCATCTCGAGGCATTTGGGTCAACGCTCAAGACAGTTTCAACTACATCTTTAGTGGTTACAGCGATGGATTGCAGCAACTTGTCATTGATGACAACGGTGTGGGTGCAGGGGTTACTGAATTTACTTTGAGCAACTTCACAGCAAGTGCTTTGAACTTGTGGCAGTTTGACGGGTTCTTTGATGTAGACGGATCTGGCAATGCCTCTTTATTGGCTCACCCAGGATTAAATCTGGCGTCAACGGATGCCACATCAAATACTCCTGTGCTGATTGGCGACATCAACGGCACAACAATGTCTCAGATTGGTGTTTTCACGGACACTGCGACCACCTCCAGTGGACTTCCAACAGTCACGTTGGCTGCTACGAATCTTTTGATTGGGGCTGGGCAAGCAGTTACGGGGACGGGAATACCCGCAAACACAACAGTTGTATCTGTCTCTACAACTACGGTAACTTTGTCAAACAACGCTAGTGCTTCAGGCACTGTTACGCTGACGTTTAACAATAACGTTGAGGTATCTGGCGGTGTTGTTACCTTGCATCCGTATGTGTTTGTCTACGGGAACAGTGGGCTAATCAGGAACTGCTCTGCGGGCAACGCTCAAGACTGGGTGTCCGCGGATGCCAATGAAGTAAACGTAGCTACAGGCAAGATCGTTCAAGGTCTTCCTGTTCGTGGTGGATCTAACTCTCCGAGTGGTCTTTTCTGGAGCTTGGACAGCCTTGTCAAAGTTAGCTTCATAGGTGGTCAAGGAACACCGGCGCAGTATTGGAGGTATGACATTGTTTCAAGTCAGTCTTCAATTCTGTCTAGCCAGTCTGCCATTGAGTACGACGGTGTGTACTACTGGTGTGGTGTAGACCGATTCCTTCTGTACAACGGTGTTGTGAAGGAAATACCCAACGACATGAACCAGAACTACTTCTTTGACAACCTGAACTACTCTCAGCGTCAAAAGGTATGGGTGACAAAGGTTCCTCGTTTTGGCGAGATTTGGTGGTTCTACCCTCGAGGTGACTCTGATGAGTGCAATGATGCAATCATCTACAACATTCGAGAGAACACGTGGTATGACGCTGGTCAGGCTCTTGGTACGAGAAGGTCTGCAGGATACTTCTCACAGGTGTTCGCCTTCCCTGTCGCTGCGGGATGGGACGCGACTGAAGAAGTTGAAATCACAACTGCCACGGTAAATGCGACAAGCGGCAAAGACATGCTCTTGTTGGACACCTACAACGTGGATGTTGTTGTGGGGCAGATGATTGATGGCACAAACATAGCATCTGGTGCTACGGTAGTTTCAATCACCTCCAGCAACATCAAGACGCTGGGCGCGATTACAGGTGGTTCTGGATATCCGAACAGCACTTACACAAATGTTCCTCTGACTGGAGGCAATGGTGCGGGAGCGCAAGCCACGGTCACGGTCAGTGGTGGAGCGGTTACTGCTGTCACAATTACGCAGGTTGGCGCTGGGTACGAGATAGGCGATTCTCTAAGCGCGAGCAACACGAATCTTGGCGGCTCGGGGTCTGGCTTTTCTGTTCCTGTAAGCGCAATCTATCTGCAAGGCATTGAGATGTCCTTGGTGGCGACGGGAACTGGATCGTCAACGGCAACGTTTAGTACAGAGCCTGGGTTGATCAGTGTCTATCAGCATGAGTTCGGAGTGAACGCAATTGATGGCACTACCGTAACTGCTATTGAGAGCTACTTTGAGACGAATGATCTTGGATGGGTTTCTGGTGGCCCTACGCAACCTGCAATGGAAGGCGCGAACAGGTGGTTGAGGCTTGAGCGTGTTGAGCCAGACTTCATCCAAGAGGGTGATATGTCTCTGATCGTTACGGGAAGGCCTTACGCTCAATCAGAAGATGTTGAGTCAGACCCCTATACGTTTGCCCCGAATACGAACAAAATTGACATGAAGGAACAACGCCGTGAGTTGCGGTTGAAGTTCGTGTCAAATGTGGCTGATGGCGACTATCAGCTAGGCCGAGTCATCTTGAGTGCTGACATCGGTGATGTCCGAGGTTATTGATCCCCTGAAGGAGTAAATCATGGCAAACGCCATTTATCCGAAGTACAAGGAAGTCATCCTTGGCGCGGCCACCAACACTAACCTGCTTACCGGCACGGTCAAGGTTGCGCTGGTTGATACTGGAACGTACACCTACAACGCAGCGGACCAGTTCCTGACTTCGTTGACGGGTGTTGTGGGAACGGCCCAAACGATTGGCGCTACCAAGTCTGTGACCAACGGCGTGTTTGATGGGGCCGATGTGACCTACACCTCTGTAACGGGTGCAAGTGTTGAGGCATTGGTGATCTATGTGGACACCGGTTCTGCTGCTACTTCTCCGCTGGTGGCGTACATCGATACTGGTGTGACGGGTCTTCCTGTGACCCCGAACGGCGGCAACATCACGGTTACTTGGAACGCCAGCGGCATCTTTGCGCTGTAAGCCATGACGGCTCTGTACCACGCTTATTCCCAGACGGTTGCGGATGGGACAGCGACATCTGTCGTTCGTCCTAGCGACTGGAATTCCGCCCACGTTCAAGGCCAGACAATCTCTGGTAATACGGCGGGGTTTTCGTCTTTTACGGGGACGAACATCGTCCTCCAGGGTGGCAATAACGTCACGCTGAGTGCGGCGACTGCGGCGGGTGCAGCAACAATCATCATCAGCGGGGCGAACACTGTCGCGCAGACGGTACAGACCCAAGCGTCAGGTGCGATAGCCGGGACCGGGTTTACCTCCACGACGACAGCGGGAACCGCTGTTACGGCAACGATGGGGACAAACGGCCTGTCAATGGCCGTCCCTGCGTTCATCACGACCTTTGCAAATGACCTAACTTCAGGTCGAGCAGGGACCGGCTTTACGAGCACTACGACGGCTGGTACAGCGATTGTTGCCACCCAAGGGACCAACGGCCTTTCAATGGCTGTTCCGGCCTACATCACCACCTTCGTCAATGATTTGACCTCTGGACGGGCTGGGACGGGATTCACTTCGACAACAACAGCAGGAACAGCAATTACTGCTGCGCTGGGCACCAATGGCCTTTCCATGGCCGTCCCTGCGTTTATAACAACCTACGTTGGGCAAACAACCCAGACTCAGCCAGCAGGCAACATCGCTGGGGCGGGGTACACCAGCACCACACAAGCCGGGTCTACGGTAGGCATCACGCAGAACAGCAACGGGCTGTCTGCTGCTTGGCCTGCGTTTATCACCACAGCTACGCAGTCCGTTCAAACGCAAGCCTCTGGCGCGATAGCTGGTACTGGCTTCACCTCGACCACCACGGCTGGTACGGCGATCACTGCTGCGCTAGGGACTAACGGACTGTCAATGGCAGTCCCGCAGTACATAACGACCTTCGTTAACGACCTGACGTCAGGCCGAGCCGGGACAGGCTTCACCAGCACAACCACGGCGGGTACGGCCATCGTCGCCACGCAAGACACAAATGGCCTCTCAATGGCGGTGCCTGCGTACATCACGACTTACGTTAACGACCTGACCTCGGGTCGGGCGGGTACGGGAACCACGTTAGCAACAACCAACATCAACGCTACATTGAGCGCGAACACCAACGGGGTGGCGCTGTCTATGAGTGTTCCAGATGTGGACTTTAATGCGTGGAACCTGCTGGGCAATACCTCCGGAACCACTGCTACCACGGTCACTACGCAAGGGGCGCTGTATTTTCACGGTGGCAACAACATCACCTTGAGCGGGAACTCCAACACCATCGTCATTTCTGCTGGTGCAGGTGGTGGTACAACCAACCAGACGGGGCCAAACATCGCTGTTGTAGGCTCGACCATCACATCCGGCACGGTAGTCTTTAGCAACTCCAACGGCGTAAGTTTTGGCCTCAACGGCAGTACGTTGACGGCTTCAGTTCTGCCAAACCCTGTGCGTGACGGCTGGGCTCCGTATAGTGACCTTGAATTGGTCGCAGGCCAACAAGGGCAAGGAACCTTGTACTTTGAGCCTGAGCATAGCCCTAATTTTATTCAAGACCGAGTTGGAATCCCAATTGCGTACACCAACGCCACAAACTCCACCGGGTCAGTAACGCTTAGTTACTATATAGGCTTATACACACAGAACGTCAGTACTCTTTCACTTGCAAGTAGCACTTCATTTAGCACTGGTTTTACGTTTTCTGGAACCGTTGCAAGCTACTCGTTGTTTTCGGGAATGCGGCTGCTTACTATCCCGTGGTCATTGACGTTAGCCGATCAGGAAGTTTACATTGGTCAGCTTTCCAGAACCACAACAGGCGGCAACAACGCCTCTATTTCTCAGATGTTAGTTACCAACATCAATAGCAATTTTGTTGGTTTCTTCGGTCAATCTCACAACACCACGCAGCAGTTTACGCAAGGGCAAGGTGTGTACTCAACAACTACAGCAGCACTGCCAAACAGTGTGGCGTTTAGTCAGATTCGTGGATCTGATTCTCTGGCGTTCCGCGCCCCTGCAATTAGGTTCATCAACAGCACGGTGTAAGTATGGACATCAACGACTTTGATAGTTGCCAAAGGATTACGGTTGACGATACTGTTTACATCGTGTTATCCATTCCCGTGCCAAACATTGCTCTGTGCGTCCGTGAATTTGATGTAACTGGCGGTGCCTCCTACGTGGCTACTGTGATTGTTGGGATGCCCTGATGCAGCCACAAATCATCTCCTCCTATGACGGCGGCGCACACAACGCTGATCTGGAAAAGACCGTATCTCGCCTGACTGCGGAGAAGTCTTACAAAGACCTGTCTTGCATCCAGATCGTGCCGTGCTTTGGGCAGATCCCCACGCGGGCGGTGGCGTCATGGATGAACCTCTACGCCCCTCCTAATGCCAAATTTACACGCCTGTGGGCTGTAGGCATGGAGGTTGGCAAGGCGTTTAGCGCTGCCATTGAGAGCATCCTGGCTCACCCAGACCTGAGCAAGTGGAAGTACGTCATCACTCTTGAGCACGACAACATTCCGCCTCCTGATGGGATCGTGAAGCTCCTGATGCAGATGGAGAACCACCCGGAGTATGCGTGTATTGGCGGTCTGTACTTTACGCAAGGCCCAGGGGGATGTGCTCAGATCTGGGGTGATCCCAAAGACCCTGTGACCAACTTCCGCCCCCAGCGTCCTGATCCTGCCGGTGG